CTCATAGATTTCGTCGAGATCCTTCGCCGGCTCCATAATCCTCGCACAACTACTCATTGGATTCCTCCTTTTCCCCTATCGTGGGGACAGATAGACAACGCGGGGCGATGAACCCCGCATGGGCCTGGCCCGTTGTCTGGCATCATCCGTGCGAATGTATCAGGTTTTCCTCTTTCCACGCGCTGAACTTGCGCCAGTCCGAGTAATCGACGCCGAGGAATTCAGCGATTGCTTTGTCACACGCACCGGTCCCGGCAAACGCCAGAATGCGTTTCTTGCGCTCGTCCGAGAAGCCCCGTTCCGTCTTGGTGCAGGCCCGATACAAAGCCTCGGCAACGCAGGTCGAAACCTTGTCATACCCGCATCCGCTCGTCCTTTCGGACGCATAGCCGTCGCCCTTGTACCAGACTATCGCCGCGAACTGCCATCCGTAGACGCCAGCCCGCTTCGTCGAGTACACCCTCACTTCCAGGTCCATCGACGGCACATGATACGCCTGCTCGAACTGCATCCTATCGCGAATACTTGCTATGGTCATGCCTTTGCTCCTTTCGTGGGGACAGCTTGGTTTTGTCTGTCCCCATGTTGCTCACCTGATACCGATTTCGGCCACTCCGGTACACTGAACGGCGGCCCAGGCCATTTCCAGGGTCTCGTCGAGGGTATGGAACGGCATGAACTGCTCGCGGTCGCCGAAGCCGGTAATGCTGTTCCAGGTCTTGCCCTTGCCATCACGAACCGTCGCCACCGTCGGCTTCATCCTGATGCTGTCGTCGATCCACTCGAGATGGTATTCGTGCGCCTTCATAGTGCGCTCCTTTGGCCCCCGTGGGGACAGATAGATACTGCCGTCGCAACGCGACGATTTTGGCAACGGGCCGAGTCGAACGGCCACGGGCTATCATCCGCCTACCAGTAGGCGCTGCCATATATTAGGGCCACCGTCAATCAGTCGAGACCCACTATCCCTGTTGTTATACGACTGGACTCGCCGTCGTCAGAGCGTGGGGACAGACCTGTCACGGTCGGGTTGAGCTTGAGACAAGATGCTATATTCAGTTTGGACTATATATGTAAAGACTCGCCGTCGTATTGTAAAGCATGGGGACAGACCTAGAGTGTTGAAATCCGCGCCGTAGTGAAGCGCGGCCGTAGTTTTGAGCATGGGGACAGGATAGGGCCGCCCGGTTCAATGGCGGCCCTTGGCGTGCTGGCGTTTTGATTCTAAAGCGTGGGGACAGCCTCGGTCGGACTGTCCCCACGTTATCGGGTCAAGCTTTGACGTATGAAGCGACAGAAGAGCGATTATACCACTTGACAATGGCCTCGGCATAACTACCGGAAGTCTCGCCGTCCATGGCGCGCTGGATGCTAGAGCGGAAGCCGGCGAGGACCGCGGGCGCGATGTCTTCAAATGGTAGAAGGTGCGGGCGCTTTATCTTGGCATGGTAGGTGAGGCGAACGACAGACCATTTGACTTTCTCATCCGCGAAGGCGTCGCGACATATAGAAAGAATGGTTTCATCGGCCATGGCCGCGATGGATTCTAGGCGCTTAGTCACGGCGTCGCCGTGCTTGATTGTCTTTTTGGCTGGCTTGGTCCCCGTGGGGACAGCCTGGGCCGCTTGGGCCGCGTTGTTTTGCATAGCGATTATTACGATCGCTAGTTCCTGAGCTGTTTCTGCTTCTATAGTGATTCCGTTGATAGTGGCCTTCATTTTAAGGCTCCTTTAACCCCTACAGCATAGGGGCAGAATCGGCCGCGCTAGGGCGGCCGCGTGTATAGAATACACGTTGGGACAGCCTAGGAAGATTTTACGCTTCTCTAGGCTGTCTGGGCTTGTATTCTATCGAGTATGGATAGTCCATTGTGTGACTATGCCCTTGCTCTCCAAGAGTCTAGGCCGATTCTGATACCCGCGGAGTCTAACCGGGGGCCGGTAACCGAGCCGGAGCCTAAGGTTTTACCTTAGGACGGCCGCGCCTTGCCAAGGCGACTAAAGCGAGTACCACGCTAGAAACTCCCGCTTCTAGTGGTGTCGATTGCTGATTGCACCTCCTATAGAATCAGTCTATCGCGGCGCTGAGGCCGTGGTGAACTTTTTTTCTATACTTAGAATGTAACTCGACTTTGGGAAATAATCAATACTTTTCTGGTAGTTTTTAGTATATTTTTGTGAAATTATTTTTGGCGAGTTGGCACGGTAATTTTTAAGGTTGGGTTAAGGTTGTAGGATTTAAGGTTAATTTAAGGGAATTGGTGGAGAGAATGGAGAGATTGCGATATACGGTAATGGATGTTAAGGAATGCGGGGAGTTGTTTCCGCCTTGGACCATGCAGTTAAATAACTTTATAAGGAATTATAAGGGCATTATATGAGCTAATTCCTTATGGCATAAGGATTATAAAAATTATAAAGGGTTTGCACACTTTTTGTAATTTTAAGCTAATTTTTGGGTGTCTACTTTTGTATACAGTGTATACTTTTGTATACAGTTATTAAAATAAAAAAAAAAAATTAATCAAAAATAGAATAAACAAAAACAAAATAAGAATAAAAAAGAATATAAAACATAAAAACGGCACCATTGCGGCCCCAGGTTTTTAGTACATATTAAAAACACTCTCGGACCCGTTTTGCCAGTTTGCTAAATGTTATCGTTTGATAACGTAGGGACAGACTGGGCCGAATTGCCTAAAGATATATAGAAATATGGGGCCGCGCGTTTGTTTGCGTGCATAATGGGCCGCGATACGCGGGGATTTTTGGGCCGATTTTAGGCCTGTTTTTCATGGTTATATTCTATTGTTGTACTGAAAACGTTTGGTATGTACTATCGCGGTACGGTAAACGGGGATTTTTGCTAGATAATTCGCTAGATAACTTTTGATAAAGTTATTTAAATGCATGGTTTGACGCGGAAACAATTCAGCGCGAGTTTTTAGGACGTAGTTAATTCGAGACTGGTGTGGGAATGGTGCGAAAAATAATATAACATGGCCGGGCGATGTTAAATGTTATAAAAGGATAGCGTCGAGGCCAGTTGACAGATTGACAGTTTTTGTCGGTTTGTTGGGATCGGCAAGGCTAGGCCGGACCCTACCCAGGGCCCCCACCCACTTTCGATTCCGTGGTCGCGCGCATGGGGGAAGGTGCGTTATCCGATAACAAAATACTTGACATTTACCATACCATACTGCTATTATATAACTAAGAAAGCGAGGCCCCGATGCCCGACCTGAACGAACCCGTTTACTTCTCCCATGCCGCCCTTCGACTTGAGGTGATCCGTGACCTTCCTACCCAGGTCACGACCGTCAATTTCAACTCCGTCGGTACTGAGCACGACATCCTCGGACTGATTGCCACCATGCGGCATAAGCTCGACAAGCTGGAGAAGGACGTATTCGCCCGGATGGATGCCGCAGAGAAGCCCCTGCCCCAACCCTCATGCCTTGAGAAGGAGTCCTTATGAGCCGCCCACGTTCTTCCATCGCCAAGGTCCAGGTGAATGTGAACACCCGGTCCGACTACCACGACATCATGGCCCGGTTGGCCGCCGATCTCTCCATCGAGAGGGACACGACCGTGACCGTGCCCGACCTGTACCGCGAAGCGGCGGAGAAGTGCTACCGCTTGGACCTCCTCTCGAGGCAGGCCCGCGGTCTACCACCCCGCCAGGCTACCAGCCCCGAATCGGGCGAGGAGGCCTAAGATGGGTCAGTCTGTCCCCACGATCCAGACCGGGGCCGAGTCTACTCGGTCTGTCCCCACCGTCAAGCGCACGCGGGTGACGGCCCCTATGATAGGGGACATCCGCCGTGCGTGGACGGTGACCCAGTTCCAGTACGCGGCCGAGCCCCTGGACTCTATCGACCAGAGGGTGGCGGCGCAGTTCCATGTGAGCGTGTCGACGGTGCGCAAGATCCGCAACGACCGCAGCTATAACGAGGCCTGGATCCAGGCGCATTTGGTCGCGACGGGGCCCCGGACCCTGGCGGATCTCGATGCTCTGATCGCGGGTATAGGAAAAGGAGCCCCTGAATGAGCCCGATGTTCTTACCGACGGATGATGTGAAGGTTCGCGAAATGAAGCCCCTGGGCCAGCGGATCCTGGTTCTACTGGACGTGGCGAAGCAGGCCTCCGACTCCGGCCTGATCGTGATCCCGGCCCAGTGCCAGCGCGAGCAGCCCCATGGCGTGATAGTCCAGGCCGCCGATGACTTCCCTGTCCCCATCGACACCAGTCTGTCCCCACGGGTCATCGTTCAGAACGATGCTGGTGTGCTCATTTGGGAGGATACCAAGCGCCGTCGCAGCTTCGTCATGTACAATATCGAGGACGTGATCGCCCTCGTGGAGGAGTAACCTATGCGTCCCCGCAAGCCCCTGCTGACGATTCTCGAGGTCTATTTCATCATGCTGGCACTAGTCGGTGTCATCGTGTTCTTCCTGGCCCCGGTGCCGGCGCACGGCGAGGGGTATGTGTACCCGGAAGTTCCGAAGGGCCCGCCCTACTACCAGCCCACCGAGGAGCAGGTGCGCCTCGCTCTTCAGTTGGCATTCGGCGCGGACGAGGGTTCCCCGAACATACCGACTTGGAAGGTTCCGCTCACCCGGTTTGAGGGACTGGTGGAGATCAACGTGCGCGGAGCCAGCGAGGCTGAGCTCGCGATGGTGAAGCTCGCAGCGTTCCGCCTTTCGCACCTGGCGTACCCTACGGCGTGCTTCGTCGTACGCGACAATCCATCTGCCGAGATCCAGGTGATCTTCGGCTCTCTTGAGTTCGGGCAGCGTTTCGTGAAGCACCAGATGGCCCCGACTACCGTAGGGGTCACCCGTGTGCGGTTTACGCCCTATTTCCGTACTGGGGCCATGGTGTTCATCAAGTCGGGTGCGGATATGTCAACGGTGACCCACGAGCTCGGACACGCGGTGGCAGTAGGCGGGGATGCGTTCTGGAACAAGGATGGGGTCTGGCGTGATGCCGAGAACGTGCCCGAGTTTCTGTCGCCGACTGAGCAGCTTGTGGTCATGGCTCTGTACCATGTAGTAGATGGGGCAACGGATGCTACGGGATTCACGCGGGCGCTCTTCCATGTCCCACAGGCCTTGTTCGACAGCCGTGTCCTGCTGGCTTCCGACGGTTACCGGAGGCGATAAAAAAGTTGGAAAATAGCTTGACAGTCTGAACGCTGTTATGCTAGTATTTGGTTGCTTGCCGGTGAGTTGAATGTCAGTGCGGTCCGTGGGGACAGACCCGCGCCTAGCGTTCCTCGCCGGTTTTTTCTAGGATTACAGGGGGCGATTAGCTGGGCAATGCAAACAACAAGAATTGCGGCATTTCCCAATCGGTCCATGGTATTCGCGATCTCGCCCCCCCTTTTTTCTTGGACTCCCTCTGGCCAGATAGGGAGTCCTTTTTATTTGACAGTCATACTTGTTTTGTAGTACAGTTGCGTTATGTCTGACGCGTCCACCCGCCCGGCTCCGGGCTCCATCGAAGCGCTCTCGTCTCAGCTCGAAGCCGTGGCCGTAGCCACGCTCATGCAGGCGATGACGGGTAAGGACCAGAAGATCGCGGTTGAGGCGGCCAAGGCCACGCTGATGGCCCTTGGTAAGGACCGAAAGCCGGCGGAGCCTGTGAATACTGGAAACACGTTCAATATCGCGTTGCTCCCGAACATGCGTGAAGCGATGAAGGGCCTTGGTAGCGTGGCCAAGCTGATCGGGGGTGGAGAGGAATTAGCCGATGCCGAGCGATCCGCAGTTCGGGTTCTTGCTGAGTCACCTGCCGAATCCGGTGAGGGATGACGGCTCTGTCGTCGAAGTCACGGTTCGAGGAATAAAGCCGAGGAGCGAAGATGATCCAATGGCCGAAGCTCGAGATTTGTCCGCATCCGAGAGCGATCCGGTATGCGCGCGAGTCGAACCCGCAGCTTGTACTTCAACAGGTAATTGACGAGATCTCTTCCGGGCGATTTTCGACGAGTAGCGACGAGCTCCGGGCGCTTATAGCGGAGACCGGGCTCGTCTCGCTCTGGTTCTACGAAAAGTTCATCCTCGGCGCTGCGGGCCCGTATTCCTTGTTGGATACGGGCCTTCACGTTGATATGTGCAACTATCGGCAGCGCTTGATCACACCGGGTTCCAAGGGAGCCATCTTGGTTCCTCGATCAGCCTATAAGTCTACTATCTGCTCGCACGGCGGTAACTCGTGGGAGCTGGTACGTGACCCGGACTTGGCTATTGGTTGCACCTCGGAGATCTATGATCGCGCGCTGTCCTTCGTGCAGCAGACCATCGCGAACTTCGAGGAGAACGAGTTCCATAAGTGGCTTTACCCGGAGTGGAAAAAAGAGAACCGGTCGGGAGACGAGCTGATCCTAGCGAACCGTACTCGCCGGCGTGTCGAGCCCTCGCTTAAAGCCATCACGGCCGGCGGTTCCACCCAGGGTATCCACGTTGACGTTTTCAATGCGGACGATATTGTCGGTGAGACGATGTTGAACGCGGAGCGGTCCGCCGGTGCGGATATGTACAAGATGGTGAACTGGCTCCACGGGAACCTTCACACGCTTGTCGTAAGCCAGAAGCAGTCGCGCGTAATCGTGGTCGGAACACGCTACAGCGTGGATGACCCGTACGAGCCTATTATGCAGCATTCGTTCGAGCACTACGGGTACTGGGAAGAGGTCGATTACCCGCTGGACCCGGACGGAGACTGGCAGACCTATTACCGCCCGGCTATCCAGGGTGACGAGAGTATCCTGCCTGACAGCTTCACGAAGGAATCGCTTCAGCGGCTCATGGAGACGAACCCCTGGCTGGTCCAGACTCAGTACATGAACAACCCGAAGGCCGCGGGCGCGAGCGACTTTGCCGCGTATGAGGTCGGGAACGCGTCGATGGACTGGGTGGAAGAGCTTGAGGACTACGTGCTGACGATTGACGGGGTGAAGTACCCGCTATCGGAATGCGACATCGTGGCCGCGGGCGACCCTTCTGGAGGCGGCAAGCAGCGCGGGCTCAAGTCTTCGAAGGCCGCGGCCTGTGTGATCGCGCGGACGCACAACGACCGCCGGGTGATCATCGAGGCCCACGTCGGGTACGTCGAGCCGACGAAGTTTTTCACCTGGCTCGAGGGTTACCAGAAAAAGTACAAGCTGAAGCTCCGATGCACCTATGTCGAGGCGGTGGCCGGATTCAAGGCCATGGTGAAGCTCGCGCGCGAGGAGTGCGGTCGCCGTGGTATCCGGGCTCCCATCGGTATTCCGGCCCTGGGAGATAAGGAAACGACGATTCGGAACATCTTCCAGCCCCTACTCGACAGAAACCTGCTATATACAGTACCATCTACGCGGGGAGCAGTAATGGCCGAGCTTCGCATCTTCCCAAGCCCTCGCATGGACTTGCTGGATGCGCTCAAGATCGCGTTACACAAATCGCATAGGCCGGGCAGCCCTGACGGGGATGACTCTGGCGAAGACGACGAAGACGGCCTGTCCCCACGTAAACGGGCGACGTTCGCGAATACGCGAAGTAGGGCGGGATACTGATGAAAATGCCGGTGGCTGCGCATCTTGCAATCTATACGGTTCTGGAGCGCGATATTGATAAGCGCCGGAGGATGCTTTCGATAGAGCAGTCCGAGTTGACGCAGCTTGAATCCGATGCCGCGAAGCTGAAGTGGGCTCTGGACAACGCGAAAGAATCTGGGCTGACTGAGTTCGATGATGCGGTCTACCGCAACACGCCGATATTCTAGGAGACGACTATGAGCGACATACGTGCGCTACCGAAAAACGAAAGCCTTGTCGAGATCGAAGTGGAGGGCGAAGATGATAACGGGACGCAGGTATCCGGCTCGACGGAAGTTCCCTATATCCCGTCCAACGTCTTCAAAGGTGCTGAGCAGCAGGCTTCGTTCATGGAATGGATCACGAGCGAGATACTGGATGTTCGTGATGGCGACGAGCGGAAGCAGAAAGAAGAAAGTTGGATCGAGCAACGTCGCATTCGCCGAGGCCGCCGTCAAACGAAGACTCGCGACACGCCTTGGATTAACGCGGCGAACGTCGAGTCAACCCTGGCTGCCCAGAAGGTCAATGCGATTTACGCGAAAGAGGTTGCGGCCTTCGCGACTCGTAAGCCGCCAGTACGCGTGTCGGCTGCTGACCCGGCTATGCTGGACAAGGCGAGGAGTCTCGAGAATCTCCTGAACTACATGGCGCGGTCGCGCTACGGCATGAACATGCCGGTCGTCCAGAACCAGCTTTTCTATGATCAGGTTTCGCTCGGCGCAGCCATTGTCAAGGTTCCATTCCTAGTGGAGCAGATGACTTTCAAGCGAACGAATGCTTCTGGAACCGAGGACGTTAATTACGTGCGGCACCGCGGCCCTGCGACTGTCCCTATCCGTCTCGAGGATTTCTTTACGAGGCCTTACTGGAAAGACCTTCAGCGTGCTCCGTGGGTGGCCGTGCGTTATCGCATGTTCGAGCACGAGCTTCGTCAGAAGGCTGCTCTCGGTTTCTTTGACGAGAAGGAACTGGAGAAGGTGTTTGCTGTTCCGCTGACGAAATACGATGACGGGCGCGAGGCCGATCTCGAGAACTCCCGCATTACGGCTGGTTCCCTCGGGCGCACCGCGCGCAATTCCGAGTTCGACATCTATGAGGTGAACGCGTTCTTCGATGTGGACGGTGACGGCTACGCGGAGGACGTTATTGCGTGGGTCGAGCCTGAGACGAACACGCTTCTCCGCAGCGAGTTCAATCCGCTTTCCATCCGCGACTACGAGGTTATACCGTACCTGGAAGACCCCGAGAGCTTCTACGCTATCGGTATCTGCGAGCTGGTCCAGGATCTCCAGGACGAGGCGACGGCACTCAAGCGAATGCGCCTCGATGGTACGAAGCTCGCGATGCTCAAGATGTTCATTTCGCGCACCGGTTGCGGCATCGAGCCGAACGAGACCTTCGAACCGTTCAAGCATTTCCAGCTGGACGACCCGAATGCGGACTTCCGCGAGATCAACTTCCCCGATATTGCGCCCTCGTGCCTCGCGGGCGAGGAGCTGACGAAACAGGAAGCCGATCGCGTCACGGGCGCAAACGACTACATGACCGGTTTCAACGATAAGGTTGTCGGGTCGGGAGCTTCGGTCGGCGGCACGATGTTCCTCGCGCAGCAGGGCAATTCGATACTTAATTCCATCCTCGCCCGCGCGGAACAGAGCATCGGAAACATCTACATGATCGCCCTTTACCAGTGCATGGCGAACAAGGATAAGCTCGACCTTAGCTTCCTGTCCCCCGAGGACCAGGCGAACGTGCGCGAGATCCTTGCGTACAATGTCGAAGACATTCCGACTCAGTTCCGGTTTACGGTCCAGGTAACCGATATTTCGAAGACGGACGAGGCCAAAAAGCAGGAAACGCTGATTGCGAGCCAGCTCTACGCGGCCTATGGTCAGCAGGTACTCCAGCTTATGGGCATGATTCCGAGCGGAGCGCAGAATGCCCCGGTGATTGCGCAGAAGCTCGCGGTGGGCGGAACCGAAATGGTGAGCCGCATTCTCGAGAAGGCCGGAATCGAAGACCCGCAGACGTTCCTCCCGTACATGGGAGATCTCGAGCTCCAGCTTCAGGCGATCGAGCAGGCGAAAGTGGCTCAGGTCCAGCAAGCGAAAGGACAGGTAAATGGCGGTCAAGGACAAGGATTTGTTGGACAAGGTGGAGTCGGTGGCCAAGCAGCACCAATGGCCGGAGGCGGCGGTTTCGGAGCTCCAGGATTTGGACCCACCCCAGGTGCAGGCCCTGCTCAACCTGATCTCGGCTGAGAAGGACAAGCTGCTACAGCAGATAGTGACGGCGGATGACGAGGCGTACATCCGTCGTACGCTTGGAAGCGCGCGCGGGATGGACAGCTTAGCGTCCAAGCTCAGCAACGCGTATCGGGCACTTAGATAGGAGGCCAATGTGTTGAAACTGAAACATCCGGTCGATGACGGTGGAGGTGGTAACCCCACCCCGAATATCGTCACCGACACCATGCCCCAGACCCTTGATCGCGGGTTCCGCGACATCGATGGGTATGATGATGTCGCTATCGAATCGGGCGATGTGATCCCGGAAGGCGTTCCGCCGGACCTCGCCTCGAAGTCCCGCGAGGAACTCCTCGCCGAAATAGCCGCCAGGCAGCGTGCCGCGGCCCAGGATGCGTCCAAAGTCGACCCTATCGGGGCCCTTACGTCCCAGTTTGGCCAGTTCTTGCAGCAATCGCGACCCGCTGAGGCCCCGGTCGAGGGCTGGAAGGCTCAGTCTGTCCCCTCGGCTGTCCCCACGGACCCGATGGCGCTCGCTGAGTACCGGAAAAAGCTGAACGACAAGTTCCTGGACGACCCGGTTGGGGCGCAGCAGGAGGTTCTTAACGCGACGCTGACCCCGTTCCTTCAGCAGTTGGCCCAGAACCAGGCCCTTCAGAGCCGCGAACTCGCGATGATCCACCCGGAAACGAAGGATATTTTCTCGAGGTACGGGCGTGAGGTCGAGCAGGAAGTCTCGATGATGCCGGTCCAGGAGAAATTGCAGAATCCGCGGGTCTACCAGGTAGCCATCGAGCGCGTTAAGGCGCGCCACCTGTCCGATCTCGTCGCGGAGCAGGCGAAAACCCAGGTGGATACGTTGCTAGCGGCGCGTCTTCAGGAGCTCGGGCTCGATCCAGCGATTCTTCAGGGCCAGAAACCGGCCGCGGCCCCGACCGGCCAGCCTACGCTCGCCAATCCGGTCGGCAATCGCCCGGTAACGCCGCAGTCTAAGACGACTATCCGGCTGACCCCCGCGCAGAGGGTCGCGGTGGAGCGGGAGGCGCTTGCGAAGGGCGTCTCGATCGAAGCAGTTGCCTCGCGTTGGCGCGATTTGGGCAAGATCTAACAGAGGAAGGTGGAAAATATGGCGCGTGGTTCTAATTCAAGCGGGGCTGGTGACAAGAATGTCACGGAAACAACCAATTCTTCGAAGGAATCGGTGATCGTAAACGCTTCCTTCTCCCCCGTGAATGTGCTAGAGTTGGACGCAAAGGGCGCAACCCTGATGTTCGACGGCAAGGACGGTTTCGTCGAGCTGGCGGACGAGGTTGTGGCCCAGCTTAGCGCGGACAACAAGAGGCGCTATGCCTTCGCTCGGGAGTTTCATCTGACCTGGCGCGGTTCGGACCAGAACAGGCTTAGCGAGTCCATTTCGGTGGACCGCCAGTCGACCGGTACGCCGCTCCAGAAGATTTCGACCACCGGGAAGAAGGGTCTGCGCTTCCGCTGGTGCCGGCCTGAGCTCGTGGACACGAGGCTTGGCCAGGGCTATCGCATTGCGAATGCGGACGATGCGAAGTCCTACGCGGGTGCTCGCAATGGCGTGCATCGTATCGGCGTTCAGGGTCGCGACGAGCTTGTGCTTATGGCGATGCCTGAGCAGACGTATGTGGAGCGCCAGACGAAGAAGGCTGAGAAGAATGCGAGAGCTGCCGGAGCGTACCGCGAGTCCTTCAAGCAGGAGGCCGCGCGCACCGGCTTGAAACCATACGACGAAGCCACCGACAAGGGCGATGGCCGTCGCTGGACCGAACAGCAGTCGCTCGACGACTAAGGAGGAACTATCATGTTCAAGCTGTATAAGGGCAACGCCGGAGCGACCGCGGATACCATTCGCATGATCGCCAGCGGTGCCATCGCCGAGGGCGCCCCTGTCGCGCTCGCGGCCGGTGCTTCCGGTGCGGAGCTGGGCAAGGTCGTCCAGCTCACCGGCGGCGCTTCCGCCGACGAGAAGATCTATGGTGTGGCGCTTCATGCTGCCGCCGACACCGCTGAGGTGCTCGTTATGCCCATTCGCTCGGGCCAGGTTTGGATCGCGGACACCGCGGCCGATACCAACGTCACGAGCGTCGGCCAGGACAATTACCTGACCGCTACCACCCTGACCCTCGTGGTCGGAGCTTCTTCCGGGAACGGTCGCAAGTGCCGCATCATCGGTCGCCACGAAGCCACCGGCAAGCGCAAGCTCCTCGTCGAGCTTGGAAACTTCGGAGCCTCCGAGGAAGCGGTCGGAACCCCCGTCCAGTTCACCTACGACGTCGCCGCTGACGCCACCGGAGCCCCCACCGCGTTCACCGCTCCCTTCGCGATGCGGATTACGGACATTCACGTGATCGCCACCGCGACCTCCGGCAGCGGCACGATCCTGCCGATGAAGGGCTCGGACGCCATCTGTACCGCGATCGCCTGCGCGACCGACGGTGCCGTGGCGCGCATGGCTGCCGGCGTGGACGACACCAAGCTGACCCTCGCGGCCGGCGACGTGGTCAAGGTTGACGCCAACGGTTCGACCGACCGCGGTATCGTGGTCTTCACGGGCTACAGGCTGTAAGTAAGGAGAACCTAAATGGCTGCACCGATGAATAGGGGCGGTTATCCCTATCAGTTTGATAAGGAAATCGCCAAGATGGTCATGGACGGCTACATGGACGAGCCGTCCCAGTACGACAAGATCGCCAAGATCGAGAACTTCCCCAAGGGTAAGACCTACACCGAGGCGGAGATCTCCGGTCTCGGCCAGCTCCGCGCCCTGGGCGAGGGCGAAGCGATAAGCTTCGACGCGCCGGCCGAGGGCCACAAGAAGTCGATCCAGACCGTGAAGTTCGGTCTCGGCTTCCAGGTCACCGACGACATGAGCGAGGACGAACTCTTCGGGATGTCGAAGAAGATGGCCGGCTCTCTCTCGAAGAGTGCCGCTTACTGCCGCGAGCAGAACTTCTTCAACCTCTTCAACAACGCCTTTACGACCGAGCTGTGCTGGGACGGCAACCCGATTTTCTACGCCACCCATACCACGATGAAGTCGGGCGACACGATCAACAACCTCGGCACCGCCGACCTGTCCGATACGTCGCTCAAGGCTGCGTTCGAGTACTTCGATCTGCTCAAGGACGAGGCCGGTCTCCCCGTCTACGCGACGCCGAACATGCTCCTCATTCCCAACGCTCTCCGGTACATCGCTCACGACTTGCTCAAGAGCACCGGTCGCGTTTGGAGCAACGTGGACGCCAACGGCATCACGAACGACACCACGCACTGGGCCGGCGTGTCGAACGCGGACAAGCACTTCTCGAACGCGCTCAACCCCGACATGAACGTCGTTCCCAAGTGGGACTACATGGTGAGCCGCTACCTGACCGACGACGATGCCTGGTTCCTTCTCTCCGATCAGCATGACTTCCGCTTCTACTGGAAGAAGAAGCCGACCGTCTCGTCCAGCGACGACTTCGCGACCGACAACAAGATGTTCAAGCTGGTTACCAGGTTCGCAACCGCGTGCTTCGACTACAAGGGCGCGTACGGTTCCCCCGGAGCCTAACCTCGTGAAAAACGGGAAATAACCCGTTGGCCACCTACGCCTGGGCCGGGAGCGATTGCTTCCGGTCCTTTTTTATTATATGATGCCGGGTATGGCCCAGCAGAGAACCTTAACACAAGCAACCCGCGTCGTAGCCGCAGCCGGCGGGGGAACGGAAACCCAGTACGGCTGGAGGCCCGACACGGACACTGGTTGGGATCCGACCGCGGTGATCTGGACCAATACTCAGTCTGTCCCCACCGGATACGTGGCCTGGCTGGTTTACGAGAGCGCATTCGGAACGAAGAAGTCGGCCGGATTCGGTCGATGGGCGGTTTGCCCGACCTGTCTCGAGGAGTTCCCCATCGCTGAAATGGTGAAGGTCCGAGGCAAGTATTACTGCACGAAGTACGAAGATTATCTGGAGCAGCAATGACTCAAGAAGAAATGATTCGCGACGTATTCGAAGCCCTCGGTGAGCCCTCCGATCTCGAGTATCGCGATCCGGTTACGGGCAATGCCGACGTGACGACCCCAGGCTGGATTCGGATGTCTCAGATTCTAAACGAGGCCCAGCGTAAGATCGCGTTCCACGTCTTCACCGACGGTCGGCGGATGCGGATGCGCTCAGCGGAGACCATCGGTCGTTTGGTAACGCGGGTTTTCACTGACGTGCTCGCCGGAGTAAGCGGTAATTCAATCGTTCTGACAGGAGCGTTCGCCAATGCCGATACATACCGAGGATTTCTCGTCACCGGAGCAACTTCCGGGGCGTCGGGCGTTGTCTTTGCTTCGGTGGCTCCGGGAACGCTTTACCTCTCGGCACTTTCCGGAACCTTCGTCAACGGTGAGACAGTTACCTTATACCAACGTGAGTATAGTTTCGCTGACAGCAACACAGCTACTCCTTTCACCCCCGGCTCGATATGGTTTGACTATACGAATGGTCGACCTGTTGAAATCACCGGCATCGCGAAGGAAGACGGAACCGAACTAGATCTTGCCGAATCGGCCGACAAGTGGACTCAGGTGGCGACAACCTCCGGCGAGCCAACGGCCTATAAGAAGTTCTCGGGTGGTGTTCGTTTTGAGATCTTCCCCGATGCCACTTACTACTTCCTGGTTCGAGCGATGCGCGAGCCGACGCCGATGGTGTCCACGCTTACGACGGACGAGCCCGAGATCGGCCAGGCCTTCCACCGCGCGATGGTCCTTTACGCTCAGTGGTGGTTCCTTATGCGCAACCAAGAGACGAGCGTAGCGTACGGTGTACGCCGCACCTACGAAGACCTTCTACGGCAGACCCAGACTGAACTAGATCTTGAGGCTCGCGGTCAGTCAGGTATCCACAAGTTCTACACGGAGGGCAGATAAATGGCCGCACCAGTTGTCCCTGTTTCAGATGCGCTGTTCACGACCAAGCCGGTCGCAACCGACAAGGTTGGCAACGCGTATACCGACATCCAGAAAACGCGCAAGGGTATCGTCGAGCGTTTTGTCCTTGAACACGAAATGGCCGATGCCGAAGCCTCCTCTGGCAACCAGGGCAAGCACATCGTAGGCTCCGCCCGAGCCTATGTCGCCGACACCCCTACAG